GTGATATTCAAGACTATTACAATGCAACCGCTAAGATTCCACAACCGGCCTTTGCAGCTCAAACTGCTTTAGGCATTGTGTCAGTTATGTTAGGTCGTCGCTTTAAAACCGTTTTTGATGATTATGCCTCGTTATATTTTTTAAACATTGCACCGACAGCTTGCGGTAAAGAACATATTAAACGGGTTACTGAGGATGTGCTGAAAGCCTGTGATATGGAAAAGCTTTTAGCGGGTGATGGTTACACATCAGCCGGTGCTGTGTTATCGACGTTAAACACTAAGCCAGTGCATATCTCAGTGATTGATGAATTGGGTATGTATTTGGAAGCCTCAAACAGTAAAAGTAATTTTATTGGTAAGTCAGCCAATACGACCCTGATGGAATGTATTGGACGTTTAGGTGGTGATATCCGCTCAAAGAATTATTCAACACTGGGATCTTCAAAAAATACTGAGGGTTCGTTAACCATTAAAAACCCCGCCATTACCATTCAATCAATGACAACACCATCCACGTTTTATTCCAACCTGACAGTTGAGATGATTAAGGATGGTTTCTTTGGTCGCTTTATTACTTGTAAAAGTAATCTTCCCCGTATTGCACCTAAAAAAACACGGCCTTTATCTGTACCGTTAGCAATCATCAACTGGTCAAAAGCCATTAATGATCGAGCAATGGAACATGATCCTGCCTCTTGCTCTTTAAACTCTCCCGAAGTAACCGGGGAAGTGATTGTTCTTGATGAAACAGAAGGTGCTGAAAACAGCTTGACGGCCTTTGCTGAAAAGATGGTGGCCTTGATGAATGAATTAGAAGCAGAAGGCTTAGAAGGTTGTGTAGGTCGTTATGGCGAGTTTGCGGGTCGCGTGTCCTTGGTGGTTGCTTTGGCTGTTAATCCTTTTGCTACCACCATTGAAGAAGATCACGCCACTACTGCTGTGCGTTATATGGATAAGTTATCTTTGGCTGTTGTGACTGATGTTAAGGAGAACATTGTTGGATCAGAATTTCAACAAGCCAAGCATGATGTTTTGGCAGCCATTAGAAGTAAGAAAGCGGGTTATTCAGAGCGTGACATGAATCGGGTTGCACCGTTTACCAAGTTTAAAGAAAAAGATCTTGGCGACGTCATCCAGTCACTACTAAAAGCTGAATTAATTGCTTTGGTGAATACTCGTGAAGGTAAGCCAGGTAAGCCAAGAAACGTCTTTATGGCTATAAATAGTCAATTAAATGATGAATTGACATGAATTGACAATTAAAAATGTCAATTTAACATGATGATTTTAAAAAGAAAATAGGTGAATTGGCAAATTGGCAAGGCTTCCGATACATACCTTGTAATACCTAAATATAGGTATGTATCTCTATATATTTGCCAATTCAATATATATATGTGTATTTATTATATTAATCAACAGGTTAAATTGACATTGAAAGTCTGCCAATTCATGTCAATTCATGTCAATTCATGTCAATTAAAAATTATGAACATAACAACATTAACGCTACCTTGGCCGCCATCAATCAACCACTACTGGAAGCATCGAGTAATAGGAAGAAGGGCGCAAATTTATATCAGCAAGGAAGGAACAGAGTTTAAGCAGGCCGTAAATAGGCTAATTAAAGAAATCGGCTTAAACACGCTAACAGGTCGGGTAATGGTCGATATTGCTTTGTATGCGCCTACGCTGAGGAAGTATGACATTGATAATCGTATTAAGAGTTGCTTGGATGCGTTAACACACGCAGGGGTATGGCTGGATGATGAACAAGTCGATCAGTTAAGCGTGACTCGATGCGAAAAAATACCAGGCGGGAAAATGCTGGTGCAAATTAGAGAGATTGTTTAATGGCTAAAAAAACCGATGACTTATACCCTGTGTTTGAGTTGCTCGAAACACGATTAGAGCAAGGCTATTACTTTAGCAAGGAATTTGGTCGGTGGTGGTTGTTTGACCATGATGGAGAAGGTCACTGCTCTGGCTTAACAATACGAGAATTGCTGACAAACTTAATTTTTGTGGATTGCTAATTTTATAACAACCTTATTGGGAATAGTATGGACATTGAAGCCTTATCGAATTACGCAACAGATCGACAGAAAGTTATTTTAGAGGCAATTAAATCAGAAGGTAATCAATTAAAAGCGGCTGATAAGCTGGGCATACCTCGATCAACATTATACGACCAAGTTAGAACCCTGAAATTAAAAGCGGCGCAACAAGGATGGTCGCCAGAGCATGATTTAAAACATCCTGTGCCGGATGGCTTCAAGTTAAAAGGCACATCTACTTTATACGATATGCAGACAGGTGAAGCTAAGATTCAATGGGTAAAATCAAACGCTGATAAAGAGCGTCAAGAAGAAATATTTAGAGAAGCGCTGGCAGCTCTAGCGGAGGATTTACCGAAAGAAGCGCCGATACCATGTCCAAGCTATACCGATGATAATCTGGCAGCATGTTATCCGGTCGGGGATCATCATTTTGGGATGTTGTCCTGGCACGAAGAAACTGGCGAGGATTACAGCTTATCAATCGGTAAGAAATTACTGAAAGGCTCAATCAATTATTTAATCAATGCAGCACCGGCTTGTAAAGATGGCTTGATCGTTATCTTGGGCGATTTCATGCACTACGACAGCTTTGATGCTGTCACGCCCGCACACAGAAACTTACTGGATGCAGATGGGCGCTTTCCTAAGATGGTAAGGGCAGCCATCAAAACTCTGCGTTATATGATTCGTGCCTGTTTAGCTAAACATGAAAAATTGCACGTTATTATTGAGATTGGCAACCATGATACATCAAGCTCGGTTTTTCTCATGGAGTGTATGCACAATATTTATGAGGACGAACCGCGCGTAACCATTGACCGCTCACCCTCACATTTTCATTATTGGCGCTTTGGTAAGTGCTTGGTTGGCACACATCACGGTGACAAGGTAAAGCACGACAAGCTGCCGATGATAATGGCGACTGACCGGCAAAAAGACTGGGGCGAGACTGACTACCGATATTGGTGGACCGGACACATTCATCATGACAGCGTGAAAGAATTTGCAGGGGTAAAGTGCGAATCATTCAGGGTATTAGCGCCCGTTGACGCGTATGCAGCTAATGCCGGTTATCGGTCGGGTCGAGATATGAAGGCAATCATTTTGCACAAAGACTACGGCGAAGTGGGCAGGCACATTATTAACCCAAAAATGCTTGGAGATATAAGAGATGGCTGATTTATTTTATCTACCGTTTTATGGCTGTGTGGCCATTTTTTTATTATGTGTATTTGAGTCGTGGTGGTGGTGGAAATGAAGAATTTTATTGAAATGCTAATCATCCGGTTTTTACTCATGATTGTATTGATTATCGCAAGCCCTGCAATTTTATTTGATTTATGGAGAACGACGCATCATGACTAACGATATTATTAACAACCCTAGCCACTATGTAGTTGGCGGCATTGAAACCATCGACTTTATTGAAGCCAAAGCGTTGGGTTATAACCTCGCTAATGTCATCAAGTACGTTAGCCGGGCAGATCACAAAGGTAAGCGCACAGAGGATCTTGAAAAAGCCCGCTGGTATCTGGATCGAGAAATACAAAACGCTTTTAAATGATTTCTTGGGCTGATTTCTACTTACCACCTATCAATCTGTTTAGTGCGCCCATTCGTGTAGCTAACTGTCAGCATACGCACTGGGCGGTCTATTACTCGCTCAATAAGCGGGTGTGCATCGATTGCAAGCTAGAACAGCCGCTATTATCAATCGCGCCGGAACACCAGCGATAATTGAAAATATTGCAATAATTGCAAATATGGTATAATCAACCCAAATTATTTTGGGTGTGGTTATGGATCAATTAATCGAACAGATAAAGCGGCATGAAGGCTATAGACAGCAGAGTTACCGCTGTACAGCAGGGAAGCTGACGATAGGTTATGGTTACAATTTAACCGCCAACCCGTTACGGTTATCAACGTTAGAAATAAATTACAATCAAATGCACGGTATCGGTAAACATGAAGCCGAACGACTCCTAAAGCTAATGATTGCAAAGATAACCGACCAACTCGAAGAAGCCCTGCCAGTCATTAACCGCATCAATACCGTCCGCCAAGATATTCTCATCAACATGACCTACAACTTAGGTCTGGTTGGCCTGCTCAAATTCAAGAAAATGATTCTTGCCCTCGAAAAGAAAGACTACCAAAAAGCCGCTGCTGAAATGCTCAATAGCAAATGGAAAGATGACGTTGGTGAACGCGCACAAGAATTAGCCACACAGATGATTACTGGAGTTTATGCAGCATGAAAGAGTATTTTTTTGCACGACTACAAGAGCCGTCCTCATGGCGTGCCGCTATCTGGGTGGCTACAAGCTTTGGTCTAGTCGCATTTAAAGGTGAGCAAGCAGAATCTATTATCGCTTTGGGCATGGCTCTTAGTGGTGCTGTGGGTGTCGTTACTCCTGACAAACTGCACCATGATAAATAAATGTGAAGTGCTACCAAAAGCAATCGAGCCTATTGGCTGGACAACAAACATTATTGACGGTGGTCAAGCCGTCCTATCCTGCAAGGTGGAATGAATGAACGTAAAAAATATAGTTATCAGTAATTTCTCGGCGCTAATTCTAGGCGGCAAGTTGTGGACAGATGCCAGGCACTTAGTATCAACGATCAATGGCGATAATAAACTCACGGGTCCAGAGAAACGGGCAGCAGTCTTTCATGATTTGCATATTATAGCCGGTGACGCAACCGCATTGATTCTAAACGTAGCGATTGAATTGGCCACACTCTGGGTTAAGGGATTGTAATGGCGTATTCAGAACATATCGAAAAAGTCGCATCAGTCTTACAGACCAGCACCTACACAATAAGCGGAGGATTAGTGGCAGGTGATTGGTTAAGCGTGCTAGACAGCCATGCAGCGGCTTTCGGTGTGGTCTTGGGTATGTTGACGTTTACCACTAATCTGGTTTTCCAGTGGTTGAATCATCGGGTCATCGTTAAGAAATAATATGGCATCACCACTCACCCCAAAACAGTGGGAAGCAATAAGATTACGCTTACTTGCAGGGGAGAAAGGGCGTTCTTTAGCTCGTGAATTTGGCATCTCAGAGACAGCAATAAGAAAAAGGTTTGGTTCGCAAACTAAAGAAATAAAAAAAGTTGCTAATCAATTAGTTAAAGCAGAAGAAGCGCTGTCATCATTGCCTATTAGTTCGCAAATCAGTGCGCGAACCTTAGCAGATGAATTAAAAGCAATATCAAGTCATTTAGCAGGTGCTGGAAAGTATGGAGCAATGACCGCGCATAGATTATCAGGAATGGCAAATGACCAGGTTGATAAGATAGACGAGGTTAATCCAAGCCAGTCAACAGATGCGCTTCAAAACATAGCGATCTTAACAAAGCTGGCAAATGATTCAAGCACTATCGGTATGAATCTGCTTAATGCCAATAAAAAGACCATCGAAGATATAAATAAGAACGATGATGAGCCGCCAGAACCAAAACAAATAGTGTTTAGGGTTGTCGATGCAAGCGAGTAATTCACCGGCTCTCAATATTCAGCAATCAGAGTTTATTCAATTGCCACATAAATTTAAAGCCTATGTTGGTGGTTATGGAAGCGGAAAGACGTGGGCTGGTTCTTCTGCAATGTGCGCAAGAATATGGAGCAATCCGGGTATTAATCAAGGTTATTTTGCACCCACTTATCCGCATATACGCGATATTTTCTTTCCAACGATTGAAGAAGTCGCCAATGGTTTAGGCTTGAGCGTTGACATTATGGAATCAAACAAGGAAGTACATTTTTATAGTGGGCGTAAATATCGAGGAACAACGATTTGTCGAAGTATGGAGCGACCGCAAACTATTGTTGGATTCAAAATTGGCCATGCTCTCGTTGATGAGCTTGATGTATTGGACCCAAAGAAAGCACAGCAAGCATGGCGAAAGATCATTGCTCGTCTGCGTTGGCAAGGTGCAACTAATGGCGCCGATGTAACGACTACACCCGAGGGATTTAGGGAGACGCATAGGTTATTTGTTGCAGAGTTAGCCAACAAGCCAAACCTATCAAGTCTTTATGGATTAATCCAAGCATCGACAAGAGCTAACGCTAAAAACCTACCTGACGGATATATACAATCATTAATTGATACCTATCCAGCCGAATTAATTGACGCTTACATTGATGGCAAGTTCTGTAATTTAACTACCGGCACAGTTTATCGGTCATACAATCGTCAGCGGTGCGAATCTTTAGAAACAATACAGGGTAAAGAGTCTTTGTTTATCGGCCTTGATTTTAACGTCGGAAAAATGGCTGCAAGCATCTATGTTCAGCGATCTACTGGCTGGCATGGTGTGTCAGAACTACATGATGTATTTGATACGCCATCAATGATAAATGTCATTAAAGAACGATGGCCAAACAATCGAATAATTATCTACCCAGACGCATCTGGTGGATCAAGAAAATCAGTCAATGCCAGCGTGTCAGATATTGCACTACTGAGACAAGCAGGGTTTGAGGTTAGGGTTAAGTCAACTAATCCATTCGTTAAAGACCGAATACTATCTGTTAATAAGCAGTTTGAAGATGGGAAGTTATTTATTAACTCTAAATTATGCCAAACGATGGCCAGTAATTTTGAGCAACAAGCATACGATAAAAATGGCGAGCCTGATAAAAAGAGTGGGTTCGACCACCAAAACGACGCATCAGGCTACCCGATAGCATACGAGTTTCCAGTCATTCGACCATATCAATCATTAAAGATTTTAGGAATATAAATATGAACGGTGAAACCGCCAAGAATATCAACAAACGCCACCTAGAAAGTGAATACATGCTGTCTATCTGGAATAAATGCGAGGATGCACGCGAAGGACAGACAGCAATCCACGAAGCGGGTCGAACTTATTTACCTGAGTTATCCGGTCAAAGTAATTCAGAATATCAAGCCTATAAAAGACGCGCTGTATTTTATGGAGCAATGAGTCGAACGGTTGACGCTTTCGCCGGTATGATAATGCGAGTGCCGCCGAGTGTTGATAATCCATCACCTTACTTGGACGATGTAACCGGCCATGGTTGCAGCTTGACTGAGTTTGCTGGGGAAGTATTAGAGGAAGTCTTAGTCACTGGCTTTGGCGGAATACTGGTCGAACATTCACCAATGGCTCAAGCAGTCACACTCGCACAGGCTCAGGCATTAGGCGCACGTCCATATCTAGCGTTATTCGATGCCGACTCAGTGATTAACTGGCGTAAAGACGGTAAGCGAATCACACAGCTAATACTTGAAGAAGACGAATACATAGCCAAGTCAGAGTTTGAGGGCGAAGAACAGTGTTTTTATCGGGTGCTGGACTTGGACGACATGGGTAACTACCGGCAGCGTAAGTTTATCGAAAAAGATAAATACTTTGTTCAAGTCGGTGATGACATTTACCCGTTGATGAATGGCGCTAATCTCAAGGAAATACCATTCTACTTTTTAGGTGATGCTGACGAATTGCCCTTGCTGATTGATTTGGTGGACTTGAATATCAGTCACTACATGACAACCGCTGACCTAGAAAATGGCTGTCATTACACAGGCATCCCGCAGCCTTGGCTGGCCGGTGTGCAGCTACCGGATGGCGTGACTTTATCGGTGGGTGGCGTTTCTGCTTGGGTGTTTCCAGATCCACAAGCGAAAGCACAGTATCTGGAGTTTTCGGGTCAAGGCCTAGGGTCACTGGAAAGACGTCTTGAACTAAAAGAAAAACAAATGGCATCGTTAGGCGCAAAGATGCTCAGTGACAGCGTAACCGCAGAGACAGCGACAGGGGCAAGCCTACGCAGTACGGGCGAGTTTAGTGTATTGGCGCAATTATCGGATAGAGTCGGTAAAGTATTATCAAGGGCTTGTTCATTCATGCACCAATGGGCAGGCTTGCCAGAGGTTGCCATCAAGCTCAATACTGATTATCTCCCTGCCAAGATGACACCGCAAGAATTACAGGCGTTAGTCGGGGCTTGGCAAGCCGGAGGCATATCAAGCATGACGTTATTCAATAACCTACAACAAGGTGAATTGATAGCCGCAGAGGTGACGTTTGAAGATGAACAGGCAAATATATTAGAGCAAGCACCTGTATTGGTTGCACCTGTCGCCAATGCCGTTAAGTAAAGTTCTGTTTGACGATACCATCGAGCTTCATTTAGATATGGAGCGCGTGGCGATTGAATCACGGGCTACCATCGTCAAGCTATTAGAGAATCTTGAGAAAGAACTCATTGCAAAAGTAGCCAATGGCGTAACCGATTGGTCAAAGGCAAGAATTGATAAGCAGCTCAAAGAAGCCAGTACCGTTATCAAGCAATATTATGATGAAGCGGCTGGCATCGCGAGAGATACCACCACCAGCGTGGCGCAAGTATCAGCATCAGCCACAGCGACGTCGTTGAGTGCGGCGGTAGGCGGTCAAGTAGCTATTGGTGTATTGCCCACAGATGCTTATCTGGAAACCTTAGCCGGTAACACGATAATTCAAGGAGCAATTCAAGCCGATTGGTGGAGTCGTCAAGCCGGTGACACCGCGTTTAAGTTTCAATCAGCGGTTCGTCAGGGCTTAGTCGGTGCTGAAACCACACCACAAATAGTCAAGCGGGTGCGTGGTGTTCTGGATTTATCCAGGCGTAATGCGGAGACGCTGGTACATACTTCGGTCCAGTCGGTCGCTAATACCACGCGCGAAAAGATATTTGCTGATAATGACGACGTTATGGCAGGCAAGGAGTGGTCAGCCGCCTTGGACCGTAAAACCTGCCCGACTTGTGGTGCATTAGATAACAAACGCTGGACGACTGACAGCAAGCCAATCAATCACAGTATGGTGTATCAAATACCACCCAAGCATTTCAGATGCCGGTGCTCAATGGTGCCGGTCTTAAAGACATGGCGTGAACTGGGTATTAATATGGACGAGTTGCCGGATGGAACACGGGCCTCGATGGACGGTCAAGTAACAGATAAGACGTTTGCTGACTGGCTAAAGCGCAAGACAGAAACAGATCCCACGTTCGCTGATCGCACACTTGGCAAGGGCAGGGCTGAGTTATGGAAGTCTGGCAAGATTACGATGGATCAGATGATAAGCGGTGGCAAGCCATTGTCGTTGAGTGAGTTGCAGGCTAAGTATGATATAAAAAAACAATTAACTCTTAATGATTATATTGCATTAGGTAAAACAAAAGCGGATAGTATTATCAATGCTGTAGGTAGTGGCGAATTAGAGTTCAGGACAGAACTCAACCGACTATTAAATAAAGAGATTGGAACAGATATTAGTGCTAATATTATAAATTACGGAAGTCGAAATGCGGCATCAAAATTAGTTGTTGAAGCATCAAAATTAATACCTAATAGCTGGACAAAAGCGATTGATGATTTTGGCTCTCTAACTGTTAGAGAATCAACAAATAGAGCTTATGCCGTTACTTTTAATCAAGACTATACAGGTCGTAAAGTAGACTTTAAGAAGTGGGGGTTTGGAGTACAAGAAGGAAGCAACAATGCTGGATTCATAGTAACTAATAAAGGTAATTTATCGACGGCATTGCATGAACTATCTCATAGAGTACAGTCAGCATTGCCTAATCTTGATGCAATTTTTCAGGATTTGCATAAAAGAAGAACAAACGGGGATAAGCTTAAACGATTAACTGATGTTTACCCTAACAGGGGGTTTAGATCGACAGAGGTCTGTAAAGAAGATCATTATATTAATGCTTATTTTGGTAAAGAGTATTCAGGCCAAGCATTAGAGGTCATGACGATGAGTATAGAGTCAGTTATGACAAAAAAAGATGTATTTAATGAATTGCTATCTAAAGATAGAGAACTGTTTGATTTAGTTATAGGATTATTATTTAATTATGCTCCATAGAATAGATTTTCATATTCCCTTACCAAATGATGATCATGTATTGTTTTTCTGGGATGATAAGACTGGTGATATAACAGGTCAAAGTGCTGCATTTATAAAAGAAAGCGCGGCTTGTGCTATTGATGATGGTTTTATAATTTGCGAAGCTATTAATGGAACTATTCCAGCGACAGATCCATTAAATAATAAAACAGAGTTTTCAGCGCTTGTTGGTCTTGATAATTTACCGAATGAACTAAAGAAATATTACCCAAGCAAAACATCAAAAGGATATGAGGAATTTTCTAATGATGCTCATATTGAATCATTAGTAACCTATTAAAAGCATAATGACTACAATAACATTTGACACCTTAGAGCTGGTAGACAAACTCAAAACCGCAGGCATACCACAAGAGCAGGCCGAGGCTATGGTACGTGTTATTGCTGATGCTCAAGAAACATTAGTATCTAACATTACACTGGATCACCGATTAAAAGAGACTGAACTGCGATCAGATGCCAGATTCGAGCGCATTGATGGGGAATTAAAACTTAATCGATGGATGCTAGGTATTATAATTGCCGGTGTCATGTCTCTAGTATTAAAAACATTCTTCGCTTAAACACTCCGCTTTACCAAATACCAAAGCCAGCTTAACCGCTGGTTTTTTTATGCCTAAAATTCCTCCTAAAATTGCAATAAGTAAATATATTGCAAAAACTGCAATTATGTTATAATGCGCTCAAATCGTTAGGCGATTAACCGGGCTAAGCCTTCCAAATCCCAAGGGGACACAATGGACATTACACCAGAAGTACAAGCGGCTATAGATGCAGCAGTTGAAGCAGCGACCAGCGGACTAAAGACCAAGAACCAAGAGTTATTGGATAAAAACAAGAAGCTCATGAAAGGTCAAGAGATTGACCCGCAAACGGTGGTAGATCTTGAGGCGCAAGTTGACAAGCTACAAGGCGAACTCTCAGCCAGTCAGAAGTCGGCAAAAGAGTCAGTGAAAACACTGGAAACGCTGCAAGGACAACTGAAAGCAGAGACTGGGTTTACTCAGAAATTGCTAATCGACAACGGCTTGACTGACGAACTTGTAAAGAATGGTGTAGCACCGCAATTTCTACCCGCCACGAAAGCCATGTTTTCGAGTCAGGCTCAGATCGTTGCAGAGGGTGAGACTAGAGTTGCCAAAATTGGTGAAAAAACAGTCTCGGAATTTGTAAAGGAATGGGCGGCATCGGAAGACGGCAAGCACTTTGTGACAGCACCTAACAACTCGGGTGGTGGCTCAACAGGTGGCAAAGGTAGTGATAACGGACAAAAAACAATAAGCCGTGACGCTTTTGATACGAAAAGTCACTCAGAACGAGCTGAATTTTTCAAGTCAGGTGGGACGGTTGTAGATTAAATCAACTATAGGAAAGCTATGAAAATTATTAAGACTCTATTTGTGGCAATGGCGGCTATGTTACATGACATGCTGTTTATGTGGATGTACCGATCAGGTTACATTATGACAGTAAACGTCCTGACATCATTATCGGCTGATATTTATAAAGCAGCGGACACAGTCGGTCGGGAATTAGTCGGGGTTATTCCATCAGTTACCATTAACGCAGGTGCAGAAGCGGTTGCCATTGGCGACGTTATCCGGTCAGCATTTACTCGCACAGCGGCTGTTGGAACTATCACCCCTTCGATGGTTATCCCAGAAGGTAACGACCAGACAGTTGACAACAAAACAATGACACTTGACCAAACTGCCTCGGTTAAGATTCCTTGGACGGGTGAAGACATCAAGCACGTTGACAATGGCGCTGGCTATACCAGCATCTATGGCGATCAAATCGCCCAAGCAATGCGTGCTATCACTAACCAGATTGAAGCATACGCTTGGAGATTGGCTTATAAAGGCGCATCACGCGCATTTGGTACGGCTGGCACAACCCCATTCGCTGCTAACTTTAATGAAATCGCTGAACTTCGTCAGATTTTAATCGACAACGGCTGCCCAGATGACGGCCAATTAACGCTAGTAATGAACACCATTGCAGGCACTAAGCTTCGCAACTTGGCTCAATTACAGCAAGTTAATACCTCTGGCGATTCCTCATTATTACGTCAAGGCGAACTGCTTAACTTACAACGCATTATGTTGAAAGAATCAGCAGCACCCATCGCGGTCACTAAGGGAACAGGCGCATCGTACACATCAAGTGCGGCTGGTTATGCTGTAGGCGCAACTGATATTGCGGTCATTACAGGCACCGGCACTATTTTGGCGGGTGACGTAGTGACTTTCACGGGTGACAATAACAAGTACGTTGTAGCCGTTGGTGTTACCGCTGCTGGCACAATATCACTTAATGCACCTGGCTTACGCTTACCGCTTGCAGCATCCGCAGTCGCTTTGACAGTGGGCGCAACATCCACTAGCAACATCGTATTGCACAAAGGTTGCTTTGAGTTGGCAGTACGCCCAATCGCTCTACCAATGGGCGGTGATGATGCTGACGACCAAATGACCGTTCAAGACCCACATTCTGGCTTGAGCTTTGATGTATCAGCTTATAAAGGCTACAAAAAAGCAATGTTCGATATTTCCTGCGTCTATGGCGGGAAAATGTGGAAACCTGACCACGCAGCAATATTACTCGGCTAGTCGATAAACGATGCCCATTCTTTTGAGTGGGCATTTCTTAGAACACTAACTAGGATAATTAATGGCAGCTTACGTTAAATATACAGCAGCAGTTGAACCACTAGCAGAAGGCGTAAACGCTGGAACGGATGCGTGGAAAGTGGCACTGGCTTTAACGGTCAACATAGCCGATACAGCATTTGTCGCAGGCACAACCGACCTTGCAACAGCGGCAGGCTATACAGCAGGCGGCAATGCTTGTGCAACGATCACTAGCGCACAAACGGCAGGCACTTATAAGCTCGTACTGGCTAATCCAGCAGCATGGACAGCCACAGGCGCTGGCTTCACTTTCCGTTATGCAATCTTGTATAACTCAACGACAGGCGTTCCATTTGGTTATTGGGATTATGGCAGTAACGTCGTAATGAACGGTACAAATGCCGATACTTTTACCGTCAACCTTGATGCCACGAATGGCGTGTTTTCAGTCGCCTGATGGATGATTATGTTGTAGCGGGCTATTGGGTAGCGGGCTATGTCGTCAGCTCGAATACCAGTTACAGCTTAACTGGGGCAGCAGGCGCGTATTCGGTTACTGGTCAATCTGCAACATTAAAACTAGCGCACAAGCTCACAGCAGCCAAAGGAAGTTATGCGCTAACAGGTTTGCCGGTTACTTTTTCAATCGCTCGAAAATTAGCCGCAGCAAAAGGCGTTTATTCGGTCGCTGGTCAGTCATCAATATTATCGGTTGCTCGAAAGCTGAGTTGCTCACCAGCAACGTACACACTAACCGGCAAAGCATCATCGTTCGTTTACTCGCGTAACCTTAACGCAAACTCAAGCAGTTATTCATTATCAGGAAAAACGGCTGCATTAAATTACCTAGCAGGGCGTGCCAATTATGCAATGGCCTGTGCGTATGGCGCTTACAGCTTAACTGGATTAGATGCTTCGCTGGATTATCTCAGCATCATCAAATACCCACTCGCAGGCATAAGCAGAGCGTTTGAGTTAAACGGCATTGCTAGAGGCTATGAGTTAGCAGGATTAACGGACACTATGCCGTTAAGTGGTGTTAGTAACAGCTATCCGTTATCAGGCATTAGTCGGAGTTATCCATGAGCACCATCGTTACGCGTACCGCAAACGGATCACCGCTAACTATCTTGCAACTCGATGCCAACTTTACAAACTTAAACTCAGACAAGGCAGAAACAGCAAACCCAACTTTTACGGGTGCGGTTAAGATTGACTATGGAACAGCAGCAGCGCCTGCACTAGCGTTTTCAGGCTCAACTAATACGGGAATTTACGGAAGTGGTACTGGCTTAACGTCATTAATTGGCGTTAGTTTTAATGGCACAACCGTCGCGGAAATTGATAGTAGCGCAAGATTTTTTAGCGCAACGACCAAAATAGCAGGAAGCTTTAATTTTCAAGTAGGCGCAGTTAAAGCAGGGAGCAGCGGCAGTAATGCTGTGAGTATTGGAAACAACAATACGATGTACGGGGCGTTTCCTATAGCAATCGGTGCTGAAAATATAGTCAATTCTCAATCGGTTGCAATAGGGGCGAATCATACGGTCAATACAGTTAGTTCAACTGCAATTGGCTCTGGTGTCACATCAGCGCATGATTTTCAGGTTTCTTTTGCAAACTGGGGGCTAGAAAGTGGACAACGCAGCGTTTATTGCTTACGAGCCGACACATCAGATAACGCAACACCAACATTAATGTCGATGTTCCCTGCTTATTTTGACGTGGCATCAATACCCGTTATTGCATCGCTTATATCCCTGAAAGGTCAGATTTTAGTCAGAGACACAACAACAGTTGGTTCGGCACTTTTTGACATAACGATTATGTCAACTAATCAAGTCTTACGAGGCGTAGTAATCACCCCGATATTTGGAACTGGAACACTGACACTGGCTAATTTACCCGCAAGCAAAATACAAGTGGTTACGAGTACGGGAACACTAGCGATTAATGTAACCGGATTGGCAAGCAAGAACTTAGTTTGGCTGTCAACTTTAGACGCAACAGGGGCATAACATGGCATTGCAATTCAGCTTCGATAGTCAGTTCGATATTAATTTTCCAACCGCCTATGCACGAGTTATTTCGTTTAATGGCGACAAGCTACAAGTTAATTTTTCGGTGGCTATTTATAAAGATCAACAGGCACGAGAAAGCAGCAAACAGCCGTTGTTATTTAGCAGGCACACCGTCGCATATATTGACGGAATGGCAATATCGTCGCTTTATGATTATTTAAAAACGCTACCAGAATTTACCGGAGCAATTGACGTATGAGTTTGATTGTCGAAACCGGAACAGCCAGTTCAACCAGCGAAAGCCTATGTAGCGTTGCTGACTCGTTGGCTTATCACTCAGCGCGTGGTAATGGCACATGGGCAACCATCACCACAACACAACAAGAGCAAGCACTACGACGAGCTACCGACTTTATGGAGCTGTCTTATAAATCACAGTGGCAAGGGCTAAGAGTCAATAACACCCAAGCACTGGACTGGCCTCGTGTTGGTGTAACGGCTAACGGTTATTTTGTTTTATCAACGATTGTTCCAACCCCTATCGTCAGAGCCTGTGCAGAACTAGCGTTAAGAGCCGCAGCAGGCGATTTACTGGTCGATACGACTCAGCAGAAGACCAGCACAAAGGTTGGAGATATTGAGGTCGACTTTGACAAGAACAGCCCGCAGGCGGTGCAATATCCATCGGTAGTGGCATTGCTGCAACCCTATTTCGGGCTGTCTAGTAAGCTCGTACATAAGGTCATCAGGTGAGCTTTTATTCGGATGCTGTCGAGGTTGTCGATGACGCGCTCAGTCAATACGGGCAGCTAGTCACTTTGACTCATAAGGCAACTGGCATTTACGACCCTGCAACAGGAACAGCGGCAACAACTACAGCAACAGAGATTGGGCGCGGAGTCGTCAAAGAATATAACGGCTTGAACCAGATTGATGGAACTCTTGTTTTGCAAGGCGATAAAAAATTATTGCTTAGTCCTGTGGGCATAACAGCACCCAAGATTGATGACACCGTTATTGCAAATGGCATTACCTTCGTTATTAAAAATATTAAATCACTTAATCCAGCAGGAACAGTCGTGATGTACGAGTGCCAAGTGAGGGGGGCGTAATGGCTGGCAATTTCGCCCTTGATATGACTCACTTTATCAACCACGCAGGCACTAACGTCAACACCGTAACGAAAAAGGTAGTGCTGGATGTGATGCGCGCAGTCATCAGGAAATCGCCAGTCGATACGGGCAGGTTCAAGGGCAACTGGCAATATGGCGTTAATGACATGCCCACAGGCGTTACTGATATTCACGACGATAGCGCACACGGACAAGGGGGGCAGGGAACACTGGCACACACTAAAGGACTGCTGCCACCACAGGCAGCGGGAAAACTGCATTGGATAGTCAATAATTTGCCCTACTCAATCGCACTTGAACACGGTCACAGTTCGCAATGCCCACCTAACGGCATGGTCGGTTTGACGATTACAGAATACCAAGCGCTGGTGCAACAGGCTGTTTCGGAGGTGAACCCTTGAGTATCATCAAAATCCGCGCAGCCCTAGAAACCGCCTTGAATGGGATGTCGCCAGCATTAGCAACGGCTTGGCAAAACACCCCATACACACCGATTGTTGGTACGCCCTATCAGAGAGTTAATTTGCTGACAGCCGAACCAGACAATCGAGTTTTCGGGGCAAGTTATACCGAAGCTGGCTATATGCAAGTGGACTTATGTTACTCACAAAGCGTAGGCGCAGGGGCAGTTGACCAGCGCTTCGAGCTAATTAGAAACACTTTTAAGCGAGGAACGGCTTTGTTTAATGGAGGCATTACCGTCACTATTTCAACAACGCCAGAACTCGCACCAGCTTACCTTGATGGTGATCGGTTTGTCCGACCAGTCAAGATTCGTTTTCACGCTTACATTTCACAATAGGAATATAACTAATGGCAATAGCTCAAGGCATTTACAAAACGGTTACAGTTAAAAAACAAACCGCACTCGGCACAGCAGCATCGGGCGGATCAGCTCAAACTTTAAGGCGCGAGACATCAACTAACAACTTAAAAAAAGACACTTACGGCAACAACGAAATTGCTGCGCACCAACAAAGCACCGGCAAAACTCACGGCTTGCGTTCAGTTGATGTTGCACTGAGTGGCGTTTTATCGGCTGGCACTTATGCAACAGTAATGGGTTCGGTTTTGCGCGATGACTTTGCCATAATCACAGCAATACCCTCGCTGTCGCTGATCTTTGGCGGTTCTGCGGGCGCTTATACGATTACCGGAACAGGCTTGATGGTATCGGGCGGCTGGAAAATCGGTGACGTTATCAGAGTAACTGCTGGAACAACATTGCCAGCCGATATAAAAGATAAAAATCTGTTAATTACAGCCATTACTAACACAGTCATTACGGTTAAAACGCTTAATAACTCAACAATTACGACCAACGCCACCGCCATTGCAGCCTGTACGTTGACTTATCCGGGCAAAAAAGCGTTTCCGCCTGAGTCCGGTCATACCAAAGACTATTATACAGTCGAAGATTGGCAGTCTGACATCACGCAAAGTGAAGTGTTTTCAGACGTTATGCTCGGAAAATTGGACATCAGCTTGCCGTCCACAGGCAACGCCACGATTGCCATTTCAGGCGCTGGCTTAAATCGAACCCTTAGCACTACACGTACGTTTACCTCACCAACAGCCGAAACCACAACCAGTCCGTTAGCTGCGATTAATGGTGTGCTTATCGTTGATGGAACAGCGGTAACGAACCTTACGGGTGTCACTATATCAATCGACGGAAAAGTGGCAACCGTAGGCGCGGTTGTTGGCGCAAACGTATCGCCAGATATTCAGCGAGGCGTTATTGATGTATCAGGTTCGTTTACGGCTTTTTATCAAGATAAAACCCTTTCGACTCTTTTTGATGGAGCAACATCAACAACTCTAGTCGCGGTTGTCACAGATACCAGCGCTGATTCATCTGAGTTCGTATCGTTCAGCATGTCAAGCATTGTGTTGGATGGTGATGGTAAAGATGATGGTGACAAGGCTATCGTTCGGACTTATCCATTCACGGCTCGTATCAATACGGCTGGTAGTACTTCGTCAGCTAATGATAAAACCATTATTACTATCCAAGATTCAAAGGCGTAAACAATAACCCTATCGCGGCTTGAAATACAGCCGCGAACCTTTAACAAACAGAGAACAAAAAATGGAATTATCAGCACTAGATTTAAGCACAACATCAGAGCAAGGCTATGAGTTTGAATTTATCCCAGAGGCAACCGGCATTGGTGAGGGGTTCTTCATCACTGTACTTGGCAAACACGCGGACACAGTCAAAGAGTGGACGCGCAAAGCGGTTAACAACATGCGTGATCGTGAACGTATGTTGGCAAAGAAAGGTAAAGACGACTATCGCAAAGTCGAGGAAGACGAAGATTTTAGTGTGAAATTAACAGCCGTCACCATTACTGGCTGGAAAGGTCTTAACGACGGTGGAAAGCCCGTTGAATACAGTAAAGAAATGGCATTGACGCTTTGTCGTATTAACCCAGAGATACGCGACCAAGTCAGCGCGGCTTCGGATTTAATGTCAAATTTTACGAAGAGCAAATAGTTGAATTATTGCTATTTGCTGAACACGAATTAGCGCTCGGGGCAAAACAAGGCGATGGCGTGTCTTTACGTCATCACCTTGAATCAATAGAAAGACAAACAGGCGTAAAACCAGAGCAACTTGAGTCGCTCCCGTTTCCAGAAACGCTTGAGTTTAACTGGCTGGATTTTTTAGAGCTAAACAGAGCAAGAACGAGTAATGGTTACACGGCAAACCCAATCAGCTACACGGAATTGGACGCATGGAATCGACTAACGAATAAAAATATTACAGCGCAAGAAATTAATATTATCAAGCAACTTGACGATGTTTTTTTGAACCATTACCAACAACAGGCGGCAAAAAAATGATGGACATTGCGACACTCGGTATTCGGATTGACTCAATAGAGGCACGCCAACGGCTTCAAGAGTTGGAGCGTGCAGGTGATGGAACGACACGTTCATTAACAGCAACCGAAAGAGCGTCGCAACGTGCCGGCAGTCAATTCAATGCAATGGCAGGCATGGCAAAAGTGGCTGCGGGTGCGATAGCAGGCATCGCGTTTGCAAAAACCATCCAAGAAGTCGCCAGTTTTGAAACGAAACTGTTATCACTCAAGGCACTAACCAATGCCAATGCCACACAAATGAAGGAAATGGAGAAGCAAGCGCGTTCGCTAGGCGCAACGACAGCCTTTTCCGCACAACAAACAGCAGAGGCGCAAGGCGTTTTGGCTTCGGCAGGTTTAAAAGTTAACGAGATTTTAGCAGCAACACCAAAGGTTTTGGAGCTGGCGGCTGCGGGTGCGCTTGACTTGGCAAAAGCCGCTGAAATATCCACAGGCACGATGAAGGGCTTAGGGCTTGAGCTAACAGACCTCGGCAGGATTAACGACGTATTTGCGAAGGTGGCGGCTGATACTAGCACCAATGTTGAGCAAGTAGGTGAAGCCATGAAGAATGTTGCGCCTATCGCAAAAGCCTTCGGTATTAACTTGGAGGATATGGGCGCGTCGGTGGGGATATTAGCAGATAACCAAATCAAGGGAAGTGAAGCGGGAAATAACTTTAAAGCCGTGCTGGTTGCGCTAGGAAATGAGACAAAAGATAAAACGGAACTATTAAAGCAGCATGGTCTGTCATTTGCTGATTTAAATATTCAAGTTAATGGACTGCAACCCGTTATGGACACACTCAGGAAAGCCAATCTGAGTGGTGCGGAGGCAATCACCCTGTTTGGTTCTGATGCGGCTGCGGCTGGATTGATTTTATCAAGTAATGCAGGAAAAATTGATACATTCTCGACAGCTTTAGAAGGGGCAGCGGGATCCGCAAAAAAACAAAGCGATATACTAAATCAAGGACTCGCAAAGGCTTGGGATGCGCTGCTCGGTACATTGTCAGAAGCGGCATTGCAGTTCGGTGATGTTCAGAGCAACTCGCACACACTCACAGAGGGATTGACTGGGCTGATTACCAGCGTCACTGGCGTTATCGCAATCTATGAGGGCATGGGCAAAGAGTTCGCCGCCTCAAACAACCTAACGAAAGAGCAGTACACCAACCTAAAAAACATCGCTAGTGGGCTTGAAGTAGTCGCTTCGGGAGCAGGCGGGATTGCTATTTTGACAGCAGGCATCTGGGCAGCAAATACAGCGATGCTGGCATTTAATCTGGCAGCAAAGGCAAACCCATTGGTGCTGGTCGCAACGCTCGGTGCGGCTGGAATTGGTATGGTGATTGATAAAATAGGTCAGCAGAAGAAAGCACACGAAGAATTTATGACTTCGGCAAATACGCTGGAGGAGCAAAATCTAAAAATAAAAGAACAGAGCGCGAAAATTGAGAGCCTAGCACCTCACGGAGGAGGAACAGGTGCATCGAAAGAAACGATGGACATGGAGAAGAAAAATCTCGAGATATTGATAGGTCAACGGGCAGCCATAGAAGCCAAGACAGCAGCAGAAAAAGAAGCCGCAAAAGTCACAGCACCAGATAACAAAAACAAGCCAACAGAACCACCAAAGCCACCCACAATTACGAAGCCACCCGTTGACGAAGCAGCAGAAAAAGCGGCTGAGAAATTAAGAAAAGACAATTTAAAAACCATCAGCGACGAATTAAAAAGCCTTGATGAGCAGCATAAAAAACTGACTATGTCGGAGCGTGATTATTACGCCCAATCAGATGCTTTGAAATTAATGAGCGTATCACAAAAAGCCTTCGCAATGGCTCAGTGGGATGCTAACAAGGCTATGGATGCTCAGAAGAAAAGCAGCGAGACAGCAAAGACCGAACTGGCTTCGCTCAAAGACAAATACGACCAACTCACTTTATCAGCAAGCGCCTATTATGCCAGCTCACTCGATAAGCAAAAGCTGACACCAGAGCAAGCAGCGCCACTGATTAAGCAAAACGACAGCAATATCCAAGCGGAGGCAGCCAAGAAAGCGACTGAAGATGCAACGTCATCGCTGGATGCTTATAACAAAAAGCTGGATGATGCCAATACCAAGACCTCAGACTTGGGTGCTGTGACAGCAGCAATATTTGATGGGGCGTTGGGTGGCATAACTGCTATGGCTGGGGCATTTGATGCAATGGTTACTTCAATGGAAGCCAATACCAAGGCGCTTGAAGAAAATGCAGCCATGAAAAAATTGAATGAATCAACTGTAGACCCAGTCAAAAAAGCCGCTAACTTTAAGACTTACGCCAAAGAAGAAGCCAAGTTAAATAATGACAATACAAAAGCGGCTCTGACCGGAGCCAGTCAGATTGCGGGAGCAGCAGCAAACCTATTTGATAAGAAATCTAATGCAGCGAAAGCCTTTCATAATATCGAGATGGGGTTATCAGTCTTACGCCTAGCAATGGACGTAAAAGAAATGGCATCGTCGATGATGAAAACAGGGGTTAATGTTACCGAAGGCGCGTCAAAGATGTTCGGGCAATCTGGGTGGGGCGGCTTTGCAGGCGTAGCCGCAATGATAGCAGTCATGGCAGGTCTTGGATTTGCGGGGATAAGTTTAAGCGGTGGCGGTGGCGGTGGAGCGGCATCTGGTCCACCACCCTCGAATAGCGACATGGGAACAGGCACAGTGCTTGGAGACCCTACTGCTAAATCGGAATCAATCAAGAACACCTACGATTTATTGCAAAACATCCACGCTGATGAATACGTTGAATTACGTGGCATTAACAAAGGCGTTCAGGCACTTAGCGGAAGCATTTTAAGTGCGGTGACTAAGCAATTTCAGCTCGGGGCGATTCAAGGCGTCAACAATCCAGACTTAGGAAAATCTGGACATACAATGGTTGCGGGTGGCTTGCAAACAAGCAGTATTACGCTGGGCGAATTACTAAAAGGCATTAACGTATATGGCACTATGTATGCAACTGATGCTAAAAAAGGTGGGACAAAAGAAAAACCAACTTACGAATATACAGACTATTTCAGCCCGATGGCTGCCGATTTGCAAAAGTCGATGACTGATGTCTTTAAAAATATAGGCGCTACGTTTGACAAAGTAAGCACCAAGCTCGGTCCAGAGTTTGCAAAAAAGATAAACGCAGCAATTATCCCTGCGTTAAAAATAGACACAATGGGATTGACAGGCAAAGACGCAGTTGAAAAAGCCAATGCCGTTATATCGTCAATGATGGATAACGTGTCAGCCGTTGTGTTTTCATCGCTGCTAAAGTATCAGCAACTTGGTGAGGGTATGTATGAGACAGCGGTACGTATTGAAGAAGAAAAGGCAATCATAAAAGACGCTTTCGCTCAGTCAGGCAAAGCCATGCCAAAAGTCGCAACCGATGCAATCGCAATGGCTGATGCGCTAGTTCAGGCAAGCGGTGGACTTGAGAAATTTCAAGCAAGTTTTGCCGCGTTTATTGATAAATTCACAACCGACGCTGAAAAGCAAACTCGAACTGGTAAATACTTGAGAGGCTCATTTAAAGAAAATAAGCTATTTGATGGAGAGCAAATAAAAGGCATGTTAAACAGCCGTGACGCTTACGGAAATGCAGTGGATTCGGCAGCGACTGATGTTACCAAGTACGCAGGGAAGAAAGGCGCTAAAAATATCGCAGCAGAAAAAACAGCAGTCGATAAGTATGCTTTACTGCTTGAAATGGCGCCAAAAGTGGATGAATTTATCAGCTACAACGAAAAGTTAGTAAAAGATACGCTCGACATGAACATCAAGCTGTACCAGTCGCAAGGCGATGGCTTGAAACTTAGCGAGAAAATAGCCGAATCGCACGAAGCGGAATTATTATTGCTGCCAGAGAAATTGAGAATCACTCAACAATTAATCTGGAATCAAGAAACAGCCAATAAGCAAGCGTCGTTAGATATTACACTGATGAAAACTCAGGGAAGAACAGTCGAAGCATTAGCAGCATCAAGACAGAAAGAATTGGATGCAATGGAGCCAAGTCTGCAAGCCACTCAGCGCCAAATAAATGCGATGGATGACTTAAACACCGCAATGACTAAGTCAACAAAGAATGTAAGTACAGCAATTTCAAAGCTCACCAGCTTATCCGACAAACTGAAATCAACACTGGCATCAACAAAAGTCGAAACCAATGCGAGCTTAAGAGCTGACAAGGTTAATGCAAACATTTTACTGAATTCAGCTTTGAAGATCGCCAAAGCGGGTGGTGCAATCGACAATGTCGCAGGGATGGACAAAGCACTGGCTGATGTCGCAAAACCCAGTGAGCAACTCTACGCGACATTTAACGAATACGCTGCGGCTCAGGCAGGAACATCATCAACAATTAGCCAACTGGCTGATTATGCCGATGCTCAAGTATCAATGGCACAAAAGCAACTTGACGCGATTGAGAAAACAACCAAAGCCGTAGTCGGATTGCCACAAGCACTGGCTGAATTAATGCAGCTAGTCGATCTGAAAACAATGCTTATGTTGAATGACACAAACATAAATCTGCCTGCGTCAAATGACGCACTTGTCGGCCCAATGCCACAATTCGCATCAGGCGGCTATCACTCAGGCGGTTGGCGAGTTGTCGGTGAGAACGGCCCAGAGCTTGAACACACCGGAGCATCAAGAATATTCAGCAACCCACAAAGCAAAGGGCTATTGAGTACAGCGGAATTGGTTGCAGAGCTTCAAGCACTCAGAGCAGAGGTTCGAGCAGGGCAAGAAGCGATTGCCAATAACACGCGCCAAACTGCGAAGATACTGCGTGATGTTACGCAGGATGGAACCTCAATTACAACAGTGGTGGCAGTATGAAAGTGATTAGAAACACACGAATATATTGGAATATCGGCGTATTAAATAACGCTCTTTATGGGCGTGTAACATCGAGCTCTATAGCTTTTCCAGATGCCATTTATCCAGTTTTTGTGTCGACAACATCTTATGCGATAGGGAGCAGAGTAACCGAAGCCGATAAGATTTACACTTGTATAGCGCCATCTTCGGTGGTTCTACCTAGCACTCGGGCTGACCTTTGGCGTTGCGACGGGGCAGCAGATCGCTATAAAATGTTAGATTTTAGTGCGGCAACTCAGTCAAATTTTGGTACATCAGGTAGTTTTGTTATTACTGGTGATGTTGTTGATAGCATAGTTTTTTTAAACGTAACGGGGACAACGTCAATTACCGTTAATGCTGTTAATGCTTTAAGTGTCAATGTTTATTCAAAAACGGTTGATATGACATTGAAAACCGATTTGGTTTTAATTGATATTCCTTCTGGATTATGGACGATAACGGTAACGCTAGCCGGAACATCGATAAAAATAGGGACATGTTTTTGGGGCAAACAAACAAACATTGGAGACACTCAATACGGGGCATCGGCTAGTATTAACGACTACTCGACACAGTCAACTGATATTTATGGAAATACTACATTATTGCAGCGTGTTTATTCGAAGCGCTTGTCAGTAAATTTAATGATACCAAACACTAACGTTGATAAAGTATTTTCCTACCTAGCCGCTATTCGCACTACGCCCGTAGTTTGGGTTGGTGACGACAATTATGGCGTTTTAGCTGTTTACGGTGTTTACAAAGATTTCGCTGTTAACGTCGCTTATCCAGACTATAGCACATGCAGCTTGACGATCGAGGGGTTGGCTTAGCGGCTTTGGGAAAAACAGCAGCAGAGATTGATGATATGTTTATTGCTGCGGCTACTCTTTAATATATAGCGTAGTTTTAATGGCTGAAATGCTTACGGGATTTTAACGGTTTTAATAGTAACTGTACTTGTATCTATTGGGGTTGCTAACGGAAAGATAAAAGTTAAGTTATTGATTTATAACAATTTGTATTTAAAATATTGCTCTTTTAATGCGATGGTCGCGCGTTCGAATCGCGCACGACCCACCACAAAGACCGAATAAAAAACAAGAGGTTATCTTTGACGGAGACCTCTTTTTTTATGCCCGTCATAAAAGCACTAACGGGATTTTAGCGGGCTTGATTTTTATATCACTCTTTAGTGTTTTAATTTTTTTCTCCAATAAAAGTCTTGCGTCTCTTTCTTTGTTGTACATATCCCAATATCTGTTCCTATCATTCTGAGCGTCTCGTATAGGTGATATTGATTCCATTGTTGATGACCATGTTGGCCTCATTACAATTTGCCCACAATAATGCTCTCTTGAAACAATAATATGCTCTGGATATAAACAGCAATTACCATCTTTCTTTTCATAATTCTTTGCATAAAAATGAGCGCACGAAATACAACTCATATAACTCTCCTGATTAATGTTAATTCTGGTTTTCTGGCTTCACAAAGCAATTCAACACAATCTATTAATCGAGCAATCTCAACTTTCGAATAATGCGTAGTGATTCTTCCAGCATGATGCCCTAACAAATCCTGTCGATCCTCAAAACCAACACCAGCCGCTCTTAATCTCATTCCAAACGTATGGCGAAGATCATGCACCCTAACCAAAGTAAGGCCAATTGTTTCTCTCGCTTTACGCCAAGCACGATTTGTCATTCTGTCCAGCTTTCTACCTTCGAAGTCAAAAACGTATTCAGATTTATTATTACGCTTTGCTGCAACGATTGATCGAGCAACAGAGTTTAATGGCACAATACGTTCTCGGTTATTCTTGGTTCGGGTTTCATCAATAATGAAGACGGTCGTATCAAGACCGCTGACCTTACATTCATCGGCCCATTTCATGCCACAGATTTCTTGATCTCTCAAGCCGGTATTGAGTGCAAATAACACCATTTCTGACAAGTAGCCTGGCAGCTCTTTTAATAATAGTTCCTGCTCAGTCCAACTGATCGGTCTTGGTTTTCTCTCAATGCCATCAACTAAAGGCATCATGGGTACATTATCAAGCCAAGGCTTCCCATTCTCATCACGCCACTTTGCTGCTGACAGTTTTAGCACTCGCCTGACAGAGGCCATATCACGATTTAATGTGCCTGCACTTATCCCAGCTTTCTTTCGATCACTGATAAAGACATCAAACACACCGGAGTGAATCTTAGATAATTCAATATGCCCAATGTAAGGCATGATTTTATCTAAACTAATGATGTCTCTATCCAGTGATGTTTTGTGACCGTACTCATCAAGGTAGCGAGCTGCCGCTATCTCAAAGGGTCGGTCAATCTTTTCACCATATACTTTTACTTTTCTATATTGCTCAATAAGCCTTGCTAAATAGCGTTCTGCTTGATCAAGCTCCTTCTCTCCCGTGCTTTGTCGTATGTTGACACCGCCGATAACTTTGTCAACGTGCCAGATTTCGCCTTGCTTTCGTAGACCTGGGGTTCTTTTTGCCATGATTGATTCTCCTTTGCTGGCTTTCCGTTAGCCTGTTTATGTTGTTCCCACCAAGCATCCAAGTCAAGCCGGTCAAAACTAATCATGCTATGTGCATCTCTAACTTCAACTAAATACGGCCTGACATGAGCATTAAAATGTGGAATGGACATGCCAAGATAGGCAGGTGCTTGACTCATTCGAATAACTCTAGGCATTGTCATACTTCCTCCCCAAATGTTTCATGGCGTTCTTTCATGTGCTTATTACGTTCTTTAATCATTGCGTCAGCAAAATCATAAGCACCTTTACTCATCACTTTTACCCACTCAGCGGCTGAATCATGTAATGCACAGTCTCCCATCACAGGACTTGCCAACAAGCCCTGCATAGCCAACCCTGCAAAGTGGTCGCGTAGTGTTAAGTTATCCATTATCTACTCCAATACCATGTACTTTCTCAACTGAACGTACTAAATCATAAATGTGTTTAACACTGCTAACTATCCATAAATCAAATATTTCAGTATCACTCAAAGGCTCACGTTTTGGTGGTGATGTTTGGTAAATATGATCGTGCATCGCCATCATCGCATTTGCGAACCATCCCAACATAACCTCATCATTTAAATTACATTCTGGATTACACTCTCTAAAAAACTTTGTCCAAGCCAATGCACTTGAGTTGCTGTGTATGCTCATATCATAAGGAGCGGGTTTGTCTTTACTCATAATCACCTCAACACAAAAAAAGAATAATGGATATAAACAATAAGGAACCACATACTATATTTTCGCTACTCATAGTCGTCATCTTCAATCATTGTGGACCTCTTTTAAATGTAATATTAATTATGCTACTTAAGTAATCTACGATTGCTTGAGCTTCTGGTCTTTCTGATTTTTTACAAGTAATAGTGATGCTTAATTCAGAGTCAAAATGCTCTGGGATTTGTTCTATATACACTCTAACGTTTTTCATTACTCATCTCCAATACCGTGTTGCTGTTCTGCCCATCTAACACCTGATATAAAAGCGGCATTACAGACAATATACTCAGGATTTGCGAATTCTCTTATAACAATGTTGCTCAAAGGCTCACGGGTCAGTGGTGATGTGTATAGTGGGAATGGATCGCTTCTGTCGCAATCTTCATCAAGTAACTTTTCGTTTTCAATAACACCAATTTTATCCTTAGCAAAACACCAGTCAGCAGAATTTTTTGATTCAATGCACCAAGCAACAGGCTCAGGTTCAGGTTGTGCGAGTAGTTCTTTAATCCTATTTATTAGTTCTGGGTAGTAGTAGTTAACCATGTCCTTGTTTGATAATTCTTCAAGTAACTCTCTTTCTTTACTCATAAAGCCTCCACTTCCGCACTAGCTGCTATGTGGACAACTTCGCCATGTTCATCCCAACACACCGAGAACATGCCGTCGATTCTTTCAAGTCTCAGGATCGTGTTTGATTTATCGCCAACAATTTTAAATAACGTATTGCGGGGCAAGTCGTAGAGTTTCATAAAGTCACCGCAAAACTAGGGTCTGTCATTCTGGCAGGACTACACGGTTCGCAATACTTACGCATCCTGATTGTTGTGGTAAATATGCCGTTACATTTAGGACATTTCACTTTACGCACTCGGTTTAGGCTAACGTGTCCGTTATATGATTTCACTTACCATTCCCCTATAACTTGAACAGTGACGGTTTTCGCGTTGCTATGTTTAGCGCACAACTTTTTCAATCCCCATCGGTTCTTCAATTCTCTACGTTCAAACTGCCCTGAAAATACTTGCTTAAAACTGATGCCGGGCTTTTCAGAAATAACTTTATACTTTGCCGTTTTGCGTCGTTCAATCCAGTCCAGCATGATTTCGCGGTCGTAAAACTTTGATGGCTTACCCCGGCACATTTCTTTAGGATCGACATAATCAGCCGGACCACAGGGGAGTAACCCCCTATCATCCATTACACCCACTTGATTTGTCGATACGCCCATCAGTTGTGCTATTTCTTTGCGATTTATTAAATGGTTCATCTTATAGCCACCCTAAATCCTTTGCTTTCAATACGAACACCCTCACAACCACCTAATGTCTTAATCAGTTGTTTGTCGATACTGCGTTCAATTTTCCAAAACTCATCAGGGATCAAGCTTTCATCATCTACTTGAACAGAAACAGGCAACTTAGCTAAGGAGATAGCAATATCATTAGCTGATAATTTGTTCTTGCCTGTTGTCGTCATGGCATCGTTTAAATAGTCACGCAACCAAACAGCTTTTTTAACAAGATATAGACGTCTAGCTCGTTGACGTTTTTCAACGGCTTCGATAGCATCTGCTTGGGCTTCAATGCTAGTGATGAAGCGCCCTAAGTTCAGCATCTTGTCGTCGATTGTTCCGTCAAGGCTTTCTATCGTATCAATAGCGGTTTGTTGATCTATTTCGTTTTCTGGATCTGTTAAAAAATCCAGTGCTTGCATATAACTGGTCGTCAGTTCATAGAGCGATGTATTCATAAATTCCATCCTTTACAGGCATTATTTTTGTTAAATGTAACGGGTATGGCTTTGTTATGCTTATCGCACCATTCCTCGTGAGTTCTTTTGTTGCGCTGTTCCCATGTTTGAAGAAGAATTTCCGCCTTGGTATGTTTAATGCGATATTTTGTATAGTGGCAACAACTCTCACAACTAATAGCTGGTAAAGCAGTATTAACCTGATCCCATACCATTGTTGGTCGTTGCCATAAGGTTAGGCATATTTCAAACCAATCCCATTCTTCACCCTCATTATCACAAAGCACCTGGTGTTCTTCTTCACCACAATGCGCCCATACAATTGATGGTTGATGGCTGTATTGATTACATACAGCCGTAAAGCGTTTTACATAATCAACGGGTGTCATGCTGCTTCCTCTAACTGACTAAAGTCATAATCGAGTATCTTTGCAAACTTGCCGCGTGTGTCTAGGAGTAAGCGTGAGGGTTCTTTTGGTTTTTTAGAATCTCGCCTTTCAATATTTCCAGTTAACAATAATTCCATTACATCATCATCAAAAGGAATACATCTATTTGCTAACCACCTTAACGCCATCTCTCTTGGAAACCCCATTGGATGAAACACACACACAAACTCACTGGCAACCCGAATAGGAAACAAACCATCATCATCCCAATAATCAACGCGCATAGTGTCCAGCTTTCCGTCTCTGCCTGCATTTCTGGCATAAGTTACCCGGCTAATTGCTCGCCACTCTGGTTCATAATCTTGGGTTAAGATAGCCTCCCGACTGGCGGTCTTTTCAACCTTAAAGGCGGGTGGTGGAAACTCATAACCACAGTCAGGACATTCACGACGGGCAGCATGAACAATGCTTTCACATTCAGGGCAAGATTTAACGGGTGCTTCTCCGTCATCACCTTTAGTTTTTTTCTCTCTAACGGTAATGGCATCAATCGGTCCATGCCGGTTTATATTCCCTGCATAATCCAACACCAAGCAATCAAACTTTGACTCAGCTAAACGCATACCCCGTCCACCCATTTGCACATAAAGCCCAGGTGATTGCGTCGGTCTTAACATGATTAAAAAATCAATGTTGGGAACGTCAACCCCTGTCGTTAAGCAATTGACATTAGCCAAACAACGAATCTCGCCTTTCTTTAACGCATCCAGTAAAAAATCACGTTCAGCTCGTTTGGTCTGGCCTGAAATCACCGCACAACTAATGCCCAACTCATTTAAATAAGCACTGACATGGTTGGCGTGTTCTACTGTGATGCAAAACACCAAGCCTGTTTTTCGTGTGCCTATTTTCGGTAGTGCATCTAATAAGGCGCTTTCAGTTAACGGATCTACCACCGCCATCAATTCACTGTCGATAAATTCACCACCTCGTTTTTTAACAGAGCTGGTATCAATAATAAAACTGACTTTCTTGGTCGTTAACGGTGATAAATAACCCTGTGCCAATAAGTCATTAATACTGACTTCATGTGCAATGCCGGTAAACAGCGCACTATCACCTTTATGCAAATAACCACTGTCCAAGCGGTAAGGTGTAGCGGTTAAGCCAATTACCGGCACTTTTCCGCAGAGTCTATTCATTTCATTAATAAACCCTCGATACATGCCAACACCGCTTTTAGGTATCAAATGACATTCATCAATAATGATGAGTGAGAAATCACCTAATTTATGCGCCTTGTTATGGACCGACTGGATGCCACAAAACAACACCTTATTATTGGTTTGCTTCTTTCCCAGGGAAGCGGAATAAATACCCGGATCACATTCAGGATAGGTTGATTTAAGCTTCTCAAAGTTTTGCGTTAACAATTCTTTTTGGTGTGCCAGGATAAGAACACGACGACCACCAAAGCGCTCAATCATGTCCTTAACCAAAGCAGAAATAACCAAGCTTTTACCGGCTCCTGTGGGTAGCACAACCAAAGGATTACAGGTTGAATTATCCTGTTTTCTTGCTCTGAAATAATCCCAGATGGGTTCTGGTTGCTGGTAATCTCTAAGTTTATACATAATCAATCTCAAAAGGTTTGCTATCGGGTATATAAAATCTATCTGTCCATAGAGGCCAATTTGCTTTTCTTAACCATTCTTTTGCTTCGTTGGTTTGCTCTTGAAAGTGCCTACTTTCAAGAGGACTATCAGGCGAATAACGCCTGATAACCTTACGTCCGTCAACATACGTTTGAACAGCTAAAAATATTCGTCGCTCTTGGTCCATCAGAAAGGCATATCTTCGTCTAGTTCTTCAATACCCACAGCCGCTAAAGCTTGCTTATTAGCAGAGCCTTCATAGGCTTTAATGGCATTTCGATAGACTTTGACACCATCATTACGTTTATTCGTACCGTACTCGTCTAACTCAACATCAACGCTAACCTTCATCAGTTTGTCGTGAAATTGTGAGGTGTCTTTAACTTCCCCAATATGCAGCGCGGTGCAGATCTGTTTCATACGAGTTTGGGCAATGCGTTGGGCAATCTCGTTTTTATGGACAACACACAGATTATCAAACAGGGTGCGGCCTTTTGCTTTACCGTCTTGAATAATCAACTTTAAGGTCAAGTTGGTTCCCGTTCCTGCTTTGTTGGCCGCTAACTCAGAGTCAGTGATGATGATCGAGTAAATGCCTTTTGGTACGGGTTCAAAACCAACCTCCAGTTCTTCCACGTCCATTGGGTTAAATGCTTTGTTGCCGAATAGTGCTGATAAATTAGCCATTAGATAGTTTCCTTAGTTGTTAAAAGTTGTTTTTGTTCGTTTTTGGTTTGTTCGTAGGTTTTTTTCAATTCATTGGGGATTAATTGCCAACAAGTGCCTAATTCAAGCATTGATGTACACGCTTGCAACATAGATAAAAAGTCGGGCGTTGCTTCTACTTCTTCTTTTTCTGGTTCGATACCACTATCTAACCAAGCCAGTAATAACTTTCCAGTCTCTACGCTAATCGCTTTCGGGTCTTTGTCTACAAACAAGCCGGTCCGGTCTTTACTGGCAACCGCATAATGTCCATCGTGGATGATGTCGAGAACAGTGGTTAATTCATACTCAACCCCGTCGCGTTGTTCGGCTTTCATTCCTAACTTAACCACCGACTTTTTACCGGTAATACTTTCTTGCTGGGCAGTTTCGGTTTTGCTTCTTATCGTCACAATAACGTGCATCTTTGATTGCATCATGCGGTCTAAAAACGCTCGATGCCGCGTGGTGGTTTCATTCCAAGCGCTCCAGGTATTACCCCGATATTTTGACTGGGCAATCTGGTCGTTTAATTCAAGACAGCCACCAGAGCCATTCCATTCATGGGTGATTGAATCTATAATCAGAATGTCATAACCCGCATTTTCAGCGGCGTTAATGGCTTCTATGAAGCGTTCTGGCGTGTAAGGTGCTGATAGTTCTAATACATCAAATTCAGCCATTGTAGAATATAATGAAGCTGAGCCTTTCTCAGTATCAATAACAGCAATCTTGCCACCAATACCGCTGGCTATTTGTAAGGCTCCGTAGGTCTTACCGCTACCACTTGGGCCGGTCAGTCCAAGGCGTAACCTTGATTTTTTTCGTTCTGCTTTTTGAAAGGTAAATGACATGCTTAACTCCTTAGAATTGTTTTTTCTTCGCTTTCGTTTTAGAATGCTGGTTCAGTTAATTCGTTTAAAATCTGATCTTTTGCGTATTGCTCGGAATAGCCTTGTAAGTAATAACGAGTAGTACGCTGTGGATAAATACCTTTTTGGCAATCAATCACGCCCTCAAGGTATCTAACCCGTTTAACAAGTAACTTTATCGTGGTGTTCACGTTTCTTCCTCACTTTGATTTTTGTTGTAATTGCATAACCCATATGCAAAGCGTCTTTTTTAGCTTTCTCAATCGCATCTTCTTTTGATGATGCAAAGATGTTCGTTATCGAAAGAATCATGCCGTTAACGGTCATATCGACGTCGAATCTCATTAGTGCATCTCCATTAATTCTTCTGAAATTCTATCAATCCAGTAAGGGTTGATAATTTCCCCTACTGCAATGCCTTGCATTGATACGCCAGTGATGTCTATTTCTGCTGGGCAGCCTGGCTGATACATCGTTTCCATTTCTTTCGGTTGGTAGTCGAAATCGACATTAAAGGCAATGCCGTCTAAGATTACTTCTAAGTTCATTACTCCTCCCCGTACATATCAACTAGCGATTGGTCAGACACCGCTTGCCATGACGTGCTCGCTTCAACCGGCACATAAACCGCCAGTAATGCAATCAATACCAGCGTCATGAGAAATGCAAAAGCAATCTTGCCGCTTACCATCTGCTTTTCTTCCTCATGCCAATGCTGATCGTGTTCGTCCAACATTCTTTGGCGCAGGCGTGGCGCTTGGTCTTTCATGATTAAATTGCTCATTTCATTAACCCCTTGTCGATAGGTGTATAAGCTGTTTCCAGTTCAGTCAGTTCATAGATACGGTTAGATTTGATGCAAAACGTGCCTGAACGAGTAACCCAAAGCTTGGTGTAAGCTTCTGAGCTATATACTTGGTCAACTGCTATGCCTAAGCCAAAAACGATGGCGATGGTGATTAACTTGCTTAATTTTGTATTCATTTGTTTTCTCCAAAATATTATTATTGTTGTTACTACGTTTAAATTATTAAGACTATCCACTCCAGCAGTGCCTGTTGCTCAATACTATGAGCCGAGTAGATAGTCTTAATAAGTCTCCAAAAAGTCCCCCGTCATTACGACGAGGGTTTCAATGTGCCGTGAGGCGAGGAGTACATCTTTAAATCTTTCAGCGTGTTTCTGTGCTGTTGAGGGATATTATCCACCATTAGGGGATTATTGCAAGCACCGATAGTGGATTTTTCAAACAAAAGCCCACGCAACACCCTATGTGTTTGATTAAACGCAGTATTTATTTTTCGATAGGCACAAAAAAACCGCAGTTAAGCGGTTTGGTGGGGATTTGGGTGGTTAGATGGTTATTTTCTATTTACGATTGCTTTTACTATTCCAAGCATGGGAACGCCAACTAAAGCGCATGATACTGCCCAATGAGCGCCAATATAAGCGGTAAATGTAGCAGCTGCTATAGATGATGTAGCCGCAAAGGCTCCAAGCCACTGCCCATTAAATATTGATGATGATTCTTGTCTTAATATTTTTATTTCATAATCATGTCTATGGATTTGCTCAAGCTCTGCCATGTGCATGATACGTTCTGCCCCATTTTCAATAATTAAATCAAAATCTTTTAATACTGATGGAGGAGGGAGTGGGCCTTGCCATTGAGATGCAATAATTGCGCTATTATCGTTGTTATCGTCCACTATTCCGTTGGAATCTGTTAATTGCGACATTAAAATCTCCTCCTATTTTTTTCCAATCGCCCTGTAATTTTTCAGTATCTGTTCTTTTGTCGATTGCAATTTGCAGCAGTTTAGTCTTTGGAAATTCTGGAGCTTCCCATAATACTGAACCAGAAAGCCCTTGCCAAAATCCACGTATAAAGTCTTTATTCATTTTTAATCTCCTAAAACGTCGGCTGTTAATCAGCTCTTGTATATCTAGTATAACGTAATTACATAAGCTTAACCAACACCGCCACTATACCAATAGCCACAACCATCATACTGCCAAGCTTTATAGTTAGGCGCTGCTCTAGTTGCACTAAATCCATTTTAGTTGCTAATTCTGTTTGTGCGTCTACCAGTCCGCGCACAATAGCACGTGCTTGGTCATGAGGCAGTCCAGAAGACTTTAAATCTTCAACCAGTCGGTCAGTATCAAAGCTTATTGTACTCATTATCAATCATCCTTTCGCCTGGCGTAAGCCAATACGTCATTAAAGCTCATGTTTTTAGTGTGATCGGCAGCGGTTTCGCAAGGTGGCTCGCAGTAACACTCGTTGTCCCTACATTTTGTTTTTACCATTTCGACATAACGCTTATTGGCTTCGACTTCTTCTGCGTGTCTTTCCATAACACAACGATCCTGTTCTGTTGCCAGTTCATCTAAAAAACGTCGACGCTCAAGGTTCCCTTCTTTTATCAGACGATCAGTCACCCTGCGGTCTATAGCCAAGTTTACCCCCCCCCCCACATTTTTAGCTGGCGTAGTCAAGGCTTTATTTGTGTTATTTTCGGTTATTTTGGGTAAATTTTGCGATCTTTTGAAAGCAATAAAATCGTTTGTTTCTTGTATTTGCGCAGGTGTTAAGTCGGTGACGTTGATATAGTTTTGTAGAACGGGAGTATCATCTGGGTGTTTTAATCCTTTGCCAGTTAATAGCCATTCAACACAAACACCAAACATATCAGCTATTTTTAAAGCCGTATCCATTGATGGTATTTTCTCTCCACGCATCCAAGCGCTAACAATAGACTTAGAAAACCCCATCCACGCAGATAGTTCTATCTGTGTTTTTATGCCTTGGGCTACCTGTAGGCTTTTTAATCGCTTTGCATAATCTAAATATTCCATCAGTGGATTATATTCTTTATCGAATCCACAATTAATGGTTGTAAAATATCCCTTATCGGTGGATAATTGAATCATGAATATATTCCAGAAGATTTCTGCCACTCATGGCAGTCAAGAAAAAGCATGTAAAGCACTAGGTGTTTCTACATCTACGTTTTCAGCGTGGGTTTTAGAACAAAAAAAACCATCAGTAGAAAACACTAAAAAGATTGCGCTTCTTTTCGGCATCCCCCGCGAAGAAATCCGCCCCGACATTTTTGGTAAGTAATCATGGAACATCCTGAAAAACGCATGAAGCCCATTACGTTCAAAACGACTGAAAGTGTTGAAAAAGCCCTGATTGGCTTGAGCCAGGTTGATGAAATGGCGGTATCTGAATTTGTTCATATTGCCTGCCTTGAGTTAGTCGAGAAGCGACGTGCTGAGGCTAGGATACTGATTAATGCTTTAGATATAAAGCTTCTTTAGGTGTACTGGGTTTCGGTAGTAGATACCATTTAAAAACTAAAAATTTCGCAAAAAAAAGCCCTGCATCCGACAAGATCAACAGGGCTTTTCTTAACACTACGAGAATGATTATGCCACAAAACAAACTTAAAACAATATGTCAGCACAAATAGAGTTAGTCGTTAGTAATGCAGAGCCAACCATTGATCTTGAATCAAGGCTGGGCTATGCGTTGCGTTATGCGGCTTTAGGCTGGCATATTTTCCCGCTTTGGAATGTCAAGGCAGATGGTCAATGTGCGTGCGGTGAATTAGATTGCAGTAATTCAGGCAAGCATCCTCTGCATAAGTTAGCGCCCAAAGGACAAGACAATGCAACCACTGACCGCGCACTGATTAAGAAGTGGTGGGGTAGTTATCCAGAAGCCAACATCGCGGCTCATTTAGCCTCATCCAATTTATGTGCCATTGATATAGATCCGCGTAATGGGGGTATGTATACCATTGAAACGATAGAAGCCGAACACGGACCTTTATTATCGGATGTTTTGCAATATACCGGCGGTGGTGGTGAGCATCGAATCTTTCAATTACCCGCTAATCAAACCTTACCCGGTAAATTGGGTAAAGGCATTGATGTTAAAGCAAACGGTTATATTGTCCTTGAACCCTCTAATCATTTTAGTGGTGGCTCGTATACCTGGGAAGCATCCAGTGATCCTTTAAATGGTGCGATTGCTTCTCCATTACCGGATTGGTTGCGTGATTTAGCACGTACTAAGATGGTATTAGCTGATGATGCCGTCAGTCCTGCCATTCCTTTATCCGATGGTGAATTAATCGAACTGGAAGCCGCTTTATTTTTTATTGATGCGTCTGATCGTGATATTTGGTATCAAGTCGGTATGGCTCTACAAAATGATTTAGGCGGTGGTGCTGGTTTTGACTTGTGGTGCGATTGGTCACAACGCTCTGATAAATACGATTACAAAGACCAGCTCAAAGTCTGGAACAGTTTTAAGCGTAAAGGCCTATCCGGTATTACCAAAGCAACCATTTTTAAAATGGCAATGGAGGCCGGATGGGTTAATAAGCCGGTGATTAGTCAAATCACTTGGTCACCTGAATTACTGTATATCAAACCAGACGCACCCATTTATAGTGAAGTCGAACGGTTGCCGGGTATTTTGGGTGATATTCAAGACTATTACAATGCAACCGCTAAGATTCCACAACCGGCCTTTGCAGCTCAAACTGCTTTAGGCATTGTGTCAGTTATGTTAGGTCGTCGCTTTAAAACCGTTTTTGATGATTATGC